GAAGCGTTGAGCAAAGTCTACGTGTTGAAAGCAGTCAAAGCACGCTTGATGATGGCTCTTGAAAATGCTCGACAAGGTCGTTCTTAAAAAGACTGGTCAGATCGGCTACTTCGTTAAGGAATCACGGGTGGGTGAAATCCTAATCAGGATTCCCCGCTCGGACGGGTGGCCGTTCCCTGACTACGTCATAGTCAAACGTAAGGACATCAAACGTTATCGTGAGGATGACCTTAAAGATGTACCACTTGCACCCTTTTAGGAATAATTATGGATGACATTAGCAAACATTTGTTTGACGCGCACACTGAACTTAAGAATGTGTACGAGAATGTAAATATAAGAAACTTTGATAAAGCAAACCATCACGCAGATGAAGCTTTGTTTCATGTCCGTTGCGCAATTCTTTGGTTAAGGAGTAAAAATAATGCAGATCAAAACAACGTCTGAGAGCACCAACGTGCTTGAAACTTTCAAACGCGAGTGGGACAAGCTAGGCCAGCCCTATCCGTGGAAAGATCCTAAAGTGTTAGCCGAACGGCAACGGCTGGTTGATCTTGATATCGCTCGCATTCAATTAAGACTTCACGAGGTAGTGAAATGAGCATTATGAACCTCAACAAAATTGCAGTCACAGTGCCGCAACCTGTGTTCTACCTTCATGGCGTGCCGTACCTACCACATTATGCAAGCCGACATTTGTGGGTCGGTCCTGGCAGAGAACACGAAGCAAAAAAATACACAACAACAGAACTTACGGACTACGGTGCGCGGCTGAGCACTATGCACTTGTGGGAAAGGCATTGGACAAAAGATATCAAAGGATGGAGAGGGCTATGACATTACCCCCGTACAGAATGACAAGAGATCAAAAAGAGAACACAAACGAATCAGTAAATCATCCCAAGCACTACACCTCACACCCAAGCGGTGTGGAGTGTATTCAGGTGACAGAACATATGTCGTTTAACTTGGGTAACGCTGTGAAGTACATTTGGAGATCGGACCTGAAAGGCAAGGAGATCGAAGATCTAAGAAAAGCGAGATGGTACATAGACCGAGAGATTGCACGGATAGTGGGGGGTAAGCATGACTAGCCCCCCGTGGAAGTTTGCCATGCTAGCCGCATGGCTTGATGGGTACAGCGACGGTCTGCCTGATTACTGTGAGACTGAAAAGGCTAAGACAAAGGAAGCATCAGCGTTGCTGATGGAAGTGTATGAAAACCACATGAAGGAAAGCGAGAAATGGAAACAAGAGATGACGGATCAAGCGTGAAGTGCAACCCGCACCCCGATGCACCGCACGGTTTTCTGCGTGACGCATCACATAACGAGGGCCGTTATGTTTGTGAGTGTGAGTTTTGGGAAGAACCAAAGCAACAACCTGTGGGATATGTATCGGGGTTTTATGGCGGTTATTGCGTCATACAACCAACCGACCCCGCTGTTGTTTTGCCTGTTGGCACGGCCCTGTACCGCGCACCGACAGAGTGGGTCGGGCTGACGGATGAGGAATATAAAATCATCCATTACAAAAACTACAACTACATAGAACTTGCCCGAGCCGTCGAAGCTAAGCTAAAGGAGAAGAACACATGAGCAGAGAAGCTATGAAACAACCCGAAGCCTTGTGGATGGCTGACGCTTTGGATGACGAGTTCACGCAAGGCAGAATCAGTAACCACAACGGGCGCAAAGCCGCCGTTGAACTGCGCCGATTGCATGAGGTCAGTCAGGATCTGCTGAAGGCACTCAACACGATCCTCAACATATGCTTGCTAGATAACGGGCACTGGGCCAAGACGATAGAACGCGAGGCTCATGAAGCCATCGCCAAGGCGACTGGGGGTGAGGTATGAGCAGAGAAGCTATGCAGATGGCGCTTGAGGCGTTGGAGAGTGATCCAATAAGTCATGCTGGGCTTGTTAATAGAAAGCAAGCAATCACCGCCCTGCGCCAAGCACTTGTCGATGCCGACGACATGTCTAGAAAACGTGTCGATGAAAAGGCAAAACGTGAACATGAGCCGGTGGCGTTTATTAATGTGGAAAAGCAAAAACTTGAGTGGGCCAAACTTACATCGTGGCATACGCCAACAATAGTAAACCTGCCAAAGATTCCACTCTACACCGCCCCACCAAAGCAATGGGTTGGGCTGACGGATGAGGAGGTTGCACATATCGCTGATAGCGAATGGGAAGAGGCGTTTGTTCGCCTCATTGAAGCCAAACTAAAGGAGAAGAACGGATGAACGCATTTGAAATAATTGAAAAAAATGGTTTAACTTTGCACGGTGACATCGAGCATTTTGCCGAGTTGATTAGACAAGAAGAGCGTGAGAAAGTCGCCGCATGGATGATCAAGAAGGGCCTCGCAACGGGCCACGGAGACTCCACGGAAGATCTGCTGACAGAACTTGATTGGCAGATTGCTGAGAAGCAGGAGCCGGTGGCGCGGGTTTGTTACGGCCAGTTTACCCTCACACAGACCGATGTTGGAATAGGAGATGTACAAGCAATCAGAGCAAGGGGTGAGCCATGAGCATGGGCATTGTGCGGTTGAGGATCAAAGCGAAAGAGGACCGTGGGCAGGCTTGTCTCAAATATATGCAGACAAGAACCTCGCCCGTGACGCTCAAAGAACTAGCAAGCAAGTTGGGCATGACAACGAAGTCTATATCTAACTCGCTCATGCCGCTATTAGATCAAGGACTAATCAAGCGCGAACTCATAAAGCGTCAATCTTCTATCTGTAAGAAATCAGGATGGGCGTACGGCTACTGCATCACAGAAAGGAAAGACAAGGTAAAGAAAATCAGAGAACCTAAGTTTCACGATCCATTCAACATATCGGCAACTCGGTGAACATAATTACATTAGATCTAGAAACTTTTTACAGTCAGGAAGTTTCTTTGACCAGACTCACGACGGAGGAATACGTCCGTCATCCTGAGTTTGAAGTTATTGGCATAGGGATCAAGGTCAATGACAATCCGGCGTACTGGATTTCAGGGCCGCGTGAAATGCTGAATAAGCATTTACTTTCCCTACCTTGGCGTGACTCAATGCTCTTGTGCCATAACACTATGTTTGATGGATCGGTGCTCGCGTGGTCGTTGAAGATATCACCTAAAAAATATCTTGACACACTATCAATGGCCCGTGCCTTGCATGGGGTTGATGCGGGCGGGAGTTTGAAAGCTTTGGCCGAGCGGTATGAGATTGGACAAAAAGGCGACGAAGTTCTTCAGGCTAAGGGCAAGCACCGTGTTGACTTTAGTTCTGAAGAGCTGGACCGCTACGGACAATACTGTCTCAACGATGTAGAGTTAACGTACAAACTATTTGAGAAGATGGTTCCCAAGTTTCCTGACTCAGAGCTTGAGTTAATCCATCTTACATTGCGGATGTTCATTCATCCTACGTTCTATGTAAATGAAGATCTTTTGCTAGAAAGATTAGACGACGTAAAAAACGAAAAACACGAGCTTCTTGGTGCGCTCAAAGAAAAGCTAAATTGCCAGACCGAGGAAGAGGTAAGAAAAAAACTGGCATCAAATAAGCAGTTCGCCGAACTTTTAAAATCTTTTGGCGTAGACCCTCCGATGAAAGAAAGCCCGACCACGGGCAAGCCTACGTATGCATTAGCTAAAAATGACGAAGGGTTTATTGCGCTTACTGAACATGAAGATCCATTCATTCAGCAACTATGTGCCGTGCGCCGTGGAACAAAGTCCACGATTGAGGAATCCCGTATCGAGCGATTCATTGATGTGGGGAAACGCAATCAAGGTCGCTTGCCAATACCGTTAAAATATTACGGCGCACACACAGGCAGATGGGCGGGTCAAGACAAGGTCAACTTTCAAAACTTACCTAGTCGTGACAAGAAGAAAAAGACTTTAAAGAATGCGATCATGCCGCCGCCTGACCATATAGTCATTAACTCAGACTCATCGCAGATCGAGGCTCGCGTCCTTGCATGGCTGTCTGGACAAAAAGATGTGGTGCAAGCCTTTGCCGAAGGACGAGACGTATATTCTGAGTTTGCCACCAAGGTGTACGGCAAGCCTATATCGAAAGATAATCCTATAGAACGTTTTGTAGGCAAGACCTGCATACTTGGACTAGGGTACGGCACCGGTGCGCTCAAACTACAGCACACTCTAAAGACTCAGCCGCCTGGGGCAGTTATCGATGAGGATGAAGCAAAACGTATTGTTAACTTGTACCGAGACGAGAATCACAAGATCACAGGATTATGGAAAGAATGTGATGACTTCTTGGATGACTTGGTCACGTGGCCTAAGAACAAGAAGGACTATTACATAGGCGTTCACGAGTGCGTGACTGCTTGCCCAGACGGAATAATGTTACCTAACGGTTTGTACTTGAGATATCCAGAAATCAAACGCGATACGTCTGAGTCTAAGTCCAAGATTGTTTACAAGTCGCGTAAAGGTCCAGTCAGTCTATGGGGCGGCACAATTGTTGAGAATATTGTTCAGGCATTGGCTCGGTGCATTATCGGTGAGCAGATGATCCTAATCAGTAAAAGATACCGACCTGCGTTGACAGTGCATGACGCTGTGGTGATCGCCGTGCCAGAAGAAGAAGTCAATGAAGCCCTGCAATATGTTATTGAATGTATGAATACTAAGCCTAACTGGGCACCCGGATTGCCTATAACATGCGAAGCTAAATATGGGTTATCCTACGGAGCGTGCGGATAAAAAGGACTTAGTTATGGAATCAGTTATCAATTGGTCATACTCTAGATTAAAAGATTTCATAGGTTGCCCACGTAGGCATTATGAAACACAAATTGCCAATAACTTCACGCAACCTTACACAGAAGCACTAAGGTACGGCAACGCCGTACATGCTGCGTTAGAAAATTATGTAAAGCATGGAACTGAGCTACCGGCTAACTATAAACGGTATCAGGGTTATGTAGATGGACTACTTGATTTAGACGGCGAAAAACTGCCCGAATACAAGATGGGTCTACTGCCTGACCGCACGGCTTGTAATTATGAAGATAAAAGAAGATGGGTGCGTGGTATTGCAGACATGATAATCATAGATGGAAGTACCGCATACATCGTAGACTACAAGACTGGCAGTGCTAACTACCCTGACCTGATGCAGTTAAAGCTGATGGGCTTGATGGTGTTTGCTCACTTCCCCGGCGTTTCAAATATTAAAGCGGCATTGATGTTTGTTGCACACAATATAATTGTTGACGAATCGTACACAAGAGATCAAACTAACGACTTGTGGTCGCACTTTGTGCCACACCTTGAGCGATGGAAAATTGCTCACGAAACCAATGAATGGTTAGCCAGCCCTAACAACCTATGCGGGTACTGCCCCGTAAGAACCTGTGAGTTCAATAGGAGTTGACATGCCTTACGTTAACAAACCAAGGCCATATAAGAAAGAGTATCAGCAACAAGTTTCTAGAGGTGAGCATGCTGATCGAATGGAGAGACAACGAGCTAGAAGAGCTGTTGACAAGCGCGGAAAAGATACTGACCATGACGGTACAGCAGACAAGAGAGAAGGCAAAGATATCGCTCATCGACGCGCTCTATCAAAGGGAGGTACTAATGCAGATGGATACACAATTCAATCTCCAAGTACAAATCGTTCCTTTCGACGTAACTCCAAACGTCAGCTAGTCTCTGAAATCAGTAAAAAAGAACGAAAAAAGACTTGACATATACAAAACAGCCCTTATAATTAAGTTATCCAGTTGGGGGATGCTCTTAGAAGATTGGGCATCATAATCGTTAGGTGTGAGTGGATACCCCAGTAAACCGCATCAGTTAGACGGCGTTTAAAAGCATGGTTGATGCCTCCTGGCGTGTCAGGTCTAACCGCATCATCGAGGAATTTTCCTCGATGCGTGCGTGACAAGTTAATTTAGTTATGGATAAGTTATGCAAGATTACACATGGCCCGGAATGTTCAAGCCTTTTGAACACCAACGAAAGACAGCAGAGTTTTTAGTTGAAAACCCACGGGCGTTCTGCTTCAACGAAGCAGGTACAGGTAAAACCTCATCAGTCATTTGGGCTTGCGATCACTTGATGAACCAAGGGGTCATTAAGCGTGTGCTTATCATTTGCCCACTATCCATCATGTATTCAGCTTGGCAGTCAGATCTGTTTAAGACTGCTATGCACCGTAGAACAGCAGTTGCATATGGATCGGCGAGCAAGCGGTCAAAAGTTATCAAGGGCAACTACGAATTTGTCATCATCAATTACGACGGTGTAAATATTGTAGCTAAGGATATTTACGATGCCGCGTTTGATCTGATTGTTGTCGATGAAGCCAACGCATACAAAACATCGACCACACTACGTTGGAAAACATTAAACAAGTTAGTACTACCCTACACAGGTCTGTGGATGTTGACTGGTACTCCTGCATCTCAGTCACCCATTGACGCATATGGTTTAGCCAAACTAGTCTGCCCCAATAACGTACCAAAATTTTTTAGCGCATGGCGTGATCGCGTCATGTTCCCAGTCAGTAAATTCAAGTGGTCGCCCCGTCCCGGCTCAAGAGAGTTTGTGTTCCGTACATTGCAACCTGCGATACGATTCTCAAAGGCTGACTGCCTTGATCTGCCTGAAGTTATGTATCAGTACCGTAGCGCCCCGATGACTGGGCAACAGCAGAAATATTATCTATCACTGAAGAATGAACTGCTAATCAAAGCATCTGGCGAGAAGGTAAGTGCAGTCAACGCGGCGGCGTTACTGACCAAACTGCTACAAATATCAGGTGGCGCAGTCTATACAGATACCGGCGAAGTTCTAGAGTTTGACGTATCTCATAGGCTACGAGTGCTTGAAGAAGTTATGGTTGAGACTGAGCGCAAGGTCATTGTCTTTGTGCCGTACACCCATACGATTGATCTAGTTCATAAACATCTTATTAAAGGAGGTTACACAGCAGAGATTATTAACGGAGAAGTCAGCGCGACTGAACGTGCTGCTATCTTTACAAGATTCCAAACGACAGATCACCCACGAGTCCTTGTCATACAACCTCAAGCGGCATCACACGGTATCACCTTAACAGCGGCAGACACAGTTGTGTTTTGGTCGCCCGTGATGTCAGTTGAAACTTATATACAATGTGTGGCGCGAATTGACAGGGTCGGTCAACAGCACAAGATGACTGTTATACATCTTGAGGGATCAGAAGTAGAGAGAAAAATGTATCGCATGCTGGAAAATAAAATTGACCTGCATGAAAAGTTAGTTGAGTTATATTCGTCAGAAATGGAGTCTGGAAATGAACCTGAATGATATTGTCAGCGCATTTATGAACATACGTGGCGAGCGTGAAAAGCTTGCGGCTAAGTTTAAATCCGAAGATGAATCGCTTAAGGCAGAGCAAACTATTCTTGAGCAAGAGATGTTGAAGTTGTGCGCCGAGCAAGGCGCAGATAGTATTCGTACCCCAAGCGGCACGATTAGTCGTAAAGTCAAATCACGGTTTCATGTGATTGATTGGAGCAATTTTTATGAGTTTGTTATTGAACAACGTGCACCGCAACTGCTACAAAAGCGTGTACATGAAACAAACTTTGAGGAATTCATGACGGGACGCGAGAAGGATGGCCTTCCTCCCGGCGTGAACGTAGCTAGAGAATACACTGTAACGGTGTACAAACCGTCTGCCAAGGATGGTTTATCTTTTAATCCAGAATTATTAACCCAGTAGGAGTTTAGTCAAATGAGTAACGAACTTGCAGTAGTACTTCAACAAGCTTCGCTTGTTACCAAAGGTCTTGATGACGATACCAAAGCCGTTGCAGGCGGCATGCAGAACTATAGAATTTCACTCGCGGGTGGAACCTTTCGCATGATTGTTAACGGTAAAGAGCAAGCTTCAATCGAAGACCGTAGCATGAATGTGATCTTTGTTAAGATGTCCCATAACCCTTCACGTACATATTACGAAGGTGCATACAAAGAAGGCCAAAAGTCTTCGCCTGTTTGCTGGTCGTCTGATTCCAAGACGCCTGACCCTGAAGTTAAGAACCCTGTCGCACCGAACTGCGGCGGTTGCCCTAACGCAATAAAAGGTTCTGGACAAGGTGGCACCGGTACCGCATGCCGTATGTCTTGGCGCACTGCTGTTGTGTTGCCTCAACAGCTTGATGGTCCTATTTATCAGCTTGTGCTTCCTGCAACATCTTCTTTTGGAGAAGAAGAAAATGGTCGCTGGCCTTTCCGCCCGTATATACAGATGCTTGCGTCCCACAATGTCAGCGCTGGCGCGGTCGTTACCAAAATGCAATTTGATACGAAGGCTAAGGTTCCGCGTGTACTTTTTTCTCCTGCGGGTGCGGTCAATACAGACGATCTTGACTCGATTCGTAAACAAGCTCAAGCTCCTGCGGCTGTCAACGCGATCAAGATGACTGTGTATCAGAGCGACAAGAGTGAAGAGGACGAAGAGCCGACTAAGCGTGAAAGCGATAAACGTGCTCATGTTCAGGCTACGAGTGACGGCACCCCCTCTGACCTTGTAAAGAAGTGGGCTAAGAAAAGTGCCTAGAACGTACTCGGCTGAGTTAATAAAAAACTTGGAAGATAAGACCGTCACGGACGGTCTTCAATTTGTCCTAGCTAAAAAATGTATCAAGGCAAAGATACCCGCAATCCACGTAGCCAAACTGTTAGACGTTAGCAGAATGGCTGTACACCTTTGGTTTCGTGGGGGCAGGATAGACCCAAGCCGAGTGCCATATGTTGAGGCATTGATACGCATCATTGACGAAGATACTGCAAAAGGAGTACTCCCGCTAAAAGGCTACAAAGACGCGGTTAAATACTACGAGAGCCTAATAGACTCTGACTCTGGCCCCAAATAAATTGGGATTGTTGACGGGCAGGGCTGGTCCCTGCCCTTATTGTCTCTACTGATATGTACGAAAAACTACTTGAGGCAATACTGCCTAGCCAAGGCAACTATTGTTTATGCTTTATGAATGAGCCGCCAAAGATGCAGCAAAGATTTGTTGAAGACGCATCCTTGGAAGATTTTTATAAACTAATAGAAAGGACAAAAAAGAAACAGCGCACTAACATCTGGTTCGCACTATCTTCATTTCAAACCCCTCACTCACG